AATATACTTTCATTGCTGTTCTTCAGGTGGCATAGCAGCCTGAGCCTGCATTTGTTGGGCTATTTGTTTTTGTCTTTCAATTTCGATTTCAGCATCAATTTCCTGAATTTCTTGTTCTGTCATTCTTAAAATATTCTTTCGAATATAATTTGTAGAATAGAATGTTCCTGTAAAATTTGCTAAAATATTTAACATTTCAACTTTTTCACGAAGAATTTCATTCTCCTTTAAATCGTTGAAATAAGAGTCTTTATTAAAGTTAAAGATAATATCTTGTGATATTTTTTCCCAATCAGATAAGGTCAAGATACCCTTTAAAATACATTGTTTCTTGAGCAAATCTAATAGAAGATATGAGAATTTCATTCTCAATCTTTCAATAAACTTATAGAATTTTACTTCATCTCTGGTTATTTCTGATGTTCTTCCCATATTGAAACCTGTAGTGGTTTCCAATCTAGAAATAGGAACATTTAATGCTCTGTATAATTTTCTTTGAAGGTATTCTACATCTTCCATTTGGCCAAGGTTTTGACCACCATCAAGTGTGGTAATTTCTGTTCCTCGACTACCTTCTTTTCTTGGAATCCAGAAGTCTTCTAACATTGAAAGATGCGATCTGTCATCTTTAATTTCACCAGTTTTTTGATCGTATATCAAACGATTTCGATAACGATTCATGAGTTCTCTCATGTATTGTTCTGCTTTTTGCTTTGGCAAAGAACCAACATCTACATAAAATACTCTTCTTTCTGGTGCTCTAGACATTCTATAGATTACTACAGCATCTTCGATCTGGCGAAGCATGTTTAGTGGTCTAATGGCTTTATGTAAATAACCTATGACTCTTCTTGAGTTATAATCTACAAGACCAGATGGTGCATACGCAATAGAATCCAAAGAAATCTTCATACCAACATTTGATGTTGGCATAATTGAATCTGGATCTGTGTCTGTATAAACATAAAACTCTTCAATACTTTTAATTGCTGGAGTTTGAACATTATTGATTATTTTATTTTCTCTTTCGACTTTTCTGACCTTACGAATTTTCATAGGATCAATTGGTCGTAGTTCAACAATACCTTTGTCTGGTCTATTTACATCTATAACACAATGATAATAAACTTTTCCATCAATGTACCACCGTCTAAAAATTTCAAAACCTTTATTTGAAAAATCTAAAAGTTTAGTTACATTTTTAAATTCATTTAATATTTTTGATTTAATATTATCTGAAATTGTATTAACTTCATCTAAATTTAATTCTATGCATTTCTTTTGATCATTAAAAACTATAGATTCATTTATAATGTCTTCTATAGCCATATCAACTTCAGGATATAAAGACATTGATCTATAGTGTTGAACTAAAGAATTTTCATTCCTGTAGCTGCTACCAAAATCATATACTGTCGATAAAAAACCACCAGCATCGATTACGACACTTCCATCGTAATCGTCTGGTGGCACAAAGGACGGGGTATTCTTTTGTTCCTCTACATTTGATAATAGAGGATCTTCTTGTTTTTTACCGAATGCAAAACCGAATAAGTCAGATATATTAAACGCCATACTTTATATATGTCACGCTCCAGCGGCTGATGTTTGTGGTTCCCAGAAATCAAACGACATAGTTACTGTAAATTCAGCAAAAGTATTTTCTTGATCATATGCTAAATCTAGTGGAGATACTTCAGTTGGGAAGCAATTAATCATCTTAATATGCTTGCTGTAATTTGATGGTGTCTGTCCTGGTCTTCCTTGACGATTTGCGTCAATATCATCATAGTAGATATCCCAATTAGTAACTAAATTATAGTTAATATTATGGGTATCTCTTTGATCCATTCTTTCTATCCATCTTTCAAAAGCAGCCTTTAGGTTGTGAGAAGATTTTCTTCCAGCTGCTTCGTAAATGACTAGAGTCCAGTCGCCATAAACTCTTTCTCCTGAGAATTTTACAGTTCTTCCTTGCCACATTACTGGAATAACTCCAATGGCAGAGGCAGGAGTCTGTGTGGCTTTACAATAAATTGTTTCTATCGTAGGATCAATGCTTCCAGCTACTCCAGCTGGAAAGCTAAAATTGACCATGAATCTATTTGGTCTTACGCCAAAAAAATTACTTCTAAAATCTGATAATCCGTTTGCCATTTTTTACTCCTTATTTAATCTCAAAGAGTATCACTTAAATCTTTATTGGTAATTGTAATCTTGACATAATTGATTGAAGGAATTGGTTTAATTAAGATATCAGCAACAAATTCTTTGGCTTCAATTACTTCGGGTGTGTTATTTGATTCGTCGCAGATAATTTTATATTCTGAAACTCCTCTTTGTGATTTGACTTCTCTTAGAATAGAGTCAGCAGCATTCTTAAATCTATTTCTAGTTAAGGCATCGTTTTGTTCGAATAGAATGCCTCTTGCAAGAGGTCCAAGAACTCTCTTTAGATATATTACAAGTCTGGCAACATTTATCGATGACAATGTTGATGTTGCATCAGCAAAAGTTTTATCTCCAAAAAGAATTGTTCCTTCTCCTGTGAATGTAACTACTGGATTGATCTTTGTATCATAAAGATAATCTTGTTGTGTTTCTGTTAGACTCTTTGACAAAGACACAACATTTAGTATCTGACCTCTTCTTGTTCCAGCTGGAGAAATCCATGGATAAGAAATTCTGTCTGTTCTAGCAATACATCCGGCAACATCTGCTGCAAGTTGTGTTTTTACTAATGTTGTTCCACCAGAAACATTGAGCTGATTCTTTTCTCCATATACAAAGCAGCCAAATTCTGGAGAGCTTAATCCACCAACAGCAGGGCTAGTAGTTACTGGATTAACATTTAAATTTGTAACTTGTTCTGTTGCTACATTGAATACACCAAATGCTGGTGATTCTTTTCCTACTCTATGATTAAAGAATGCTTTAGTTTGTGCAGCTGAATGAGTTACACCTTCAAAGATAACATCAACATTTAAGCTATAGAAACCAGAAAGGCCAGCAGAAGCATTATTAAATCCAATATAACATGGTGAACCATATTGTAAGAAGTTATATACTGAATACCATTCATTTGTCCAAGCGGTAGCTCCGTTAGAAGCAAGATATCCAGAAATAAATGTCAATCCGCTATTGCCACCTAAATTATTTTCCTGTTGTGTAAATTCTTGTAAACGAGCAAACCAGTCTGGCAAATCATTTACCAGATAATATCCAAGATTTTTTTCGGCTGTTGTTCCAAAAAGACTCAATCCTTGAACCGAAACCATTGCGCCAATGGCTGGGGATGTATCTTCAGAATTTGGAACAACCAGTGACTCATCTAATACTGTTATTGAAACATTTGGTCGTGCCATAGTATCTCCTTAATTTATAATTTCTTCTAAAATATATATTCTTTTAGCGTTTTTGCTAAAAATATTTAGAAAAGCCAGTATTGGTTGCCAAATTGTTTAAAATGGTCATTATCTTTCACGAACCACCTATCTTCTCCATCCCATTCGCTTGTGGCTTGCTGACCATCTTCATACAGTAGAGGCAAAATTTCAGATTCTATTTTTTCTATGTCTTTGTCAAACATTTCAACTCTAACATCTTTATTGGTTAGAGCCTCAAAAAAGTCTTGTCTAGTTGCCCAAGAAAATAATACGAGACACATAACCAAATCATCTGTATGACCATCATCAGCCGAAAATGATTGGCCGTCAGCGACAAATGTCGTAAGTTCATCAATCGTATCTGGATCTTCAACGATTAATTTATCTTGTTCTATTAAATTCTTTAGAACAGCACATCCTAATTTTTTAACCGGAACTGTTGTTCGTACACCAAGTTGGACACGCTTTGCACCCATCCCAGATTCTGTAATGGTTTGGCCCTTATGACCCTTAAAGGCAGATTTAATTAAATTTTCATATTCTAGGTCATAATGTAAAATATCTGCAACCTGACTTCCAATATCGTTAATTTCAACCAAAACATGAGCACTATTATATTTTTTACCTACGGCTCTAATATAGGAAGGTAATAGTAATGGAGATACTGCATTACTCTTAAATCGCGCTACAATCCTATATGGCATGGTTGTTATGTCAAATACTACGAAGGCACTATTATCCCCACCTTGGCCTCTGGCGACATCCACGGTGATAAAATATGAGTGTTCTGGGATATTTTTATCCTCTTCTCCTTTTATTCCGTCCTGATAAATTAAAAGACCTTCATTATTTTTTTGTTTTGGCTTTCCGTATGTAAGAACATTTAATTTCTCAGCATCAATCAGAGTATTAGCAGAACCAATAAATGAACAATTAAATTCTGCATCAAACTGCCTTTCAGATGTGTTTTTAATTTGTTGGGCTTTCCACTCCTCATCTCTAAGTGGACCACCAGGATATTGCGGAACTTCAGTCCAATGAACCTCAAATGGAACATATTCGCTTTGTCTAGATGTAGCAGCTTTCCAAAGTTGGTAATACATATTTAACCCTCTTGGGGTTGAAATAATTATCATTTGGGTGCTTTGTCCAGCGGTGATTGTGGGATAAACAGATGAAAAGAACTCTTCTGCTACTGTTGTTGGAACGAACGCAAATTCGTCAAGGAAGATGCAATTGTACGAACCACCACGAATTGCTGATGAAGAAGTAGCGGCTGCTAATATCTTTGATCCGTTTTCTAGTTGAATTGATCCTTTATTCCATTCAACGATTCCTTGCTGTAGCCACCAAGGAAGATGTTCATAGGCTTCTCGTATTCTTCCAAGAATATCTCTTGCGGTATTTAATTTATTTGCAAGAATAGCCACACTCATATTTTGATTAAATAATATTCTGTGCAGTAAATAGCAGCAACCTACCGTTGTGGTTTTACCGCTCTGTCTACCCATTTTTCCAATTACGAATCTATTTGAGCATAAACTATGTACTAATCGCTCTTGATATGGGTATAAATTAAAATTTGTGACACCTTTATCAAGGGTGACTACCTTTACATATTTTTTTGCAAAATATATTGGATCTTTGGCACACTTTAAATATTCTTCAACCTGTTCTTGAGTAAACTCAATTTTTACTCCAGCTGGCTTTAGATTTTTATTTCCAAGATAACCTGGACCTCTACTCTGCTTGATCCCCATTTGGTAGTTCCTTATTCTGTGCTCTTTCTCGGTTTATCAAATTTTGAAGATCAGTGGTAGAGCCAACATAGATTGAATTATTTGTTATATTTGTAATTTTTTCTTTTTGAATATTTGCATTTTTTTCATGCATGGTAATTAAATCTTTATTCATATCAGAAATTGTTTTTAACATGAGAGCCGTGACTTCATACGCTCTTGGAGAGTCACTTGCTTCTGCAACTTTCATGATTCCATCCAAAGCATTCATACCAGAAGATATAAGTTCTTTCATGTTGCTTCTTGCAACAGAAAAATCAATATCAAGCTTTTCAGCTTTTATTTTTTTTGCTTCAACTTTTAGTTCTTTTGGTTGTAATTCCAATGAAGAAGACTCAAAAACTGTGTCTAAAGCTTTTGATATTTTTTCATTGGGATCATCTTCAGGGGGTTGGGTTTTCATAATATGTTATTCCACTTCTTGTAATAGAATCACCAGTATATCCAATATCGAATATTTTTATGGATTCTGCTACTGTTGTATTTCCATCATATAATCTTATGTTTGCATCTTCGATCAAATATGTTCCAGATGACTTTATAGGACCATAAACATATGTTTTTACAGTAAAATCAAAAACGCTGTTTATTGCTCTACGACTGTCAAAGTCTCCTTCATAATCCTCAACAACATTTAGGCTGTTTAATATTATAGGAACATCTACCTTTTTATTAAGCTCATTCATGTTCAAAGTCACTGTAAAATCTGGAGCAAAATAAGGTAAAATTTGTTCTATAATTTGTAAATTATCATCTAAATTTCTTGAAAATAGATATAATCCAAAATTTATATTATATGGAACTTCCATATAAGTGCTTTTAATAGAACCATCAATAGTTGCTACCTTTTGATTTATTCTATTTAATTTTCTTTGGGAATCATATAACATGCTTGTAATTTCAAAACCCATTCTAGGTAATAGATTTTTGACATGCGTATTATCTGTAATTCCACTTTCAGTTCTTAACTTTTGTATAAATTTTTCTTTTGGGCTGTAACTCAAAGGTACTCTTGAAATTTCTGTTACATTGCCATTATCATCTTTTCTTTGAAAATAAATCTGATTAAATATAGAGACAAAGGCAACAACTGTCTTTCTTATGGCCTCATTGTAGAATGGTTGAAAACGATTAAACATTAATACTTACCTTCAGAGAATGGATCTTTCTCAGTAAAATCAAACAAGTTATTTGTATTTTGAAGAATATCAAGTTCTTTATTATCTCCACTGGACTCTAGTATATGTGGATCTTGAGAAGCGTTGATATTTGTTACCTCAGACGAAGAAACATAATAACCTACTGTCTTATTCTTATTCAAGACACTCTGGGAAGTTATTCCAGCGTATAATGTTCCGGTTTCATCAGAAACATACAAGAAGTCTGTAGCACCATCAATATAATCAACAACAGTAGCTGTGTATGTTGCGTTTGAATAGTTACCAAATGTAATTCCATTTACTTGATACACAGTATCTCCCTTCAAGAAAGATGTTCCAGTAATTCCAGACCCAAGAGTTATTTTTGTTAAATACATCTTTCTCAAGGTTTCTACTTCGTCTATATCGTCCATTCCAGTCTCCAGTTTTTCGTTGGAGTATGTGAAGAGTTCGCATTGGAATGTGTATGTTGTCAACGCACCATGTTGATAAAAAGGTAATTCGTCTTCAACATAGTTTATTTCAAACAAATGCTTTGATAATGGAAAATAAATCAAATCACCTTCTCTTGGTTTTTTGATTTCATTATTTCTTACAGTTATTTCTTGTTTAAATCTGGTGATTGAAACTTGTAGTGTAAGTCTGTCTGTAATTTCTATACCAAATTTACTCACAATATCTCGTTGTCCACCAAATCTATAAACATCTTCGACATACATTTCAATTGGAAAAGCATATTTAAATTTTGATAAAATATCTTCTCCAAAGAGAGTATCTAACTTTACATATTCTCTTGGAATGTAATATACATCCCTTCCCATCGCACGAATGGTTTCGATTGTGAGATCATCGACTAATCTCTGCTCGTTTTTAAAATCACCGTAAAATGGGTTTATTGCCATATTATCCTACAAAGAAATCTACTGGTAGTTCGTGCGATTGAATTAGTTCATTTTCTATTTGAGTTATTTCTGCAACTGCTTCAGAATAAATCTGAGCACCTTTGAGAGTGATACCTCCGGGAAGCTGAACACCATCATACTTTGCCATGTTGGCTCCCCATTGCCTCTTGATTAAAGCTGTAACATATTTCTTTAAAAGTCTATCATTGTAAATCTTTACATACTCTTCTGGATCTATGGCAACATATGTTTGAAGAATTACATAATCTCCTGGATTCATTATTGATAAGTCACCATCAATGTGTATTCTTCCCGTTACTTTGCTAAATGTTAATGCTTTTTCTGGCTGAAAGAAATCTTCTATTAATTTAATATATCTTTTTGTGGAATCATATGCAGCCAATCCCATGGAATGGCCATTTCCAACTGAAGTATTAACACCAAAATAATCAACTAAGGCTAATTGATATTTTAAATCAAACATATCAACATTAGCAAAATTTCCAAATTGAAATAGTTTTACAACAGATAAAATTTTACTACCGTCAGGACCATCACCACCAGGTCCATTTACGGGGCCAAGACTAGAAACATCAATATATTTGTTTGAAATATCCTGAGCAGTTAATTGGTATCTAAAAAAAGCCTTTTCAGCACCGTCAAAGTGGTATTCGGAAAAAAATTGGAGAGCCTCATCAAGTCGATCTTCACATTGCTGGCGATCAACATTGATGGTTATAACTGGATACCCTAATGTTCTCAGGGCATATTCTATAATAGAATCTCTTGAATTTGGTGCGCTCATAAAAAACTCCTTATTATTTATAAGGAGTTTTATTTATTACTGCTTGGGCTGAGATGGTGGTTCGTGTGTCGTAACCGGAATATTTTGTATGTCTGTGTAAGAAATATTATTCTCAATATACCATCGTCGTGTCACTGGATCTACACCCTCATCTTCCTTGGATTGCTGGTAATTGCTAAATCCAGGCATTGCTAAAGGACATTGCAATTTTGGATAATCTAATTTTGAATACTTTTCTCCATCAGATACTAACCAAGTTCCTTCTTTATCGCCACAGCCACATCCACCACAATAGTGTTTTCCTGGAGTTTTTGATTCTTTTAGATGCTCACATGGTGGCAAAACACCACCCTGAGCTTGATTTCCAAAGCAAGAAAGGACTCTTAACTGCTTTACTGGCTTGTTTACTTTATTGTCTTGAAGACCTCTTGAAGCTATCGCTGTTGCGAAACTTTGGAGCATTGACATCTTTTTTTTTACAAGACTTTGCTCTTGGATTTCTTGTTTTCTAAATTGTGGCTGTTGAGGTTGCTGATTTTCACCAGAATTGTTTTTATTTTTGTTGCAATTGCATCCCATAATATATTTCCTATGATATTATAATTCTTCTAAAAAGCATGAAGTCCACATTTTTATGTATATTCAATGCGACCGTTTTTCCAAAATTATTTCCTAATAGAAAATTTTGTCCATAGAGAAAGTTTAAATTACTAAAAGTATTTTTTCCAGTAGAGAATGAAGTTAAATAACGATCAGTTAAAAATGTGCTTGAACAAAATACTCCATTTAGATCCAAAGAACTTTGTAACAATGTGTTAGTTTTATACTGTTGGGCAAAGAACATCATTTCTACAATAGATGGAACATAATAATCAATAAATCCATTTCTAAGTTTACCAGCTATTGATCTTATAGTTTTTGCATCTATGGCACTATAGCTTTCTGGATTTCCATAGCAGTTTAGATATCCATCATAATAAGAAGATGTATAATCAATTATGTTATCTGTTCTTGAGATAAGATAAGTATTTAAAAATGTTTTATTTACAATAATAGCCCATTTTTTATATGGAGACTCATCTGAAACTGTATGATATGTAGTTTCTGGTGTAGAAAAATTCAACTGACCATATACTTGAGAAAACCCAGTGGCGTTTGTTTTCTTTGGAACAAATGTCCCAATGTAAATTCCACCCTGAAATTCATCACCAATAGATAATCCTAAATTATTAAATTCTGTTTGTGAATATTCTGTTGGATTTACATATGAGAATGTTTTTGTTGGATTTTTTGGAGCAAAATCGTGATTACAATATGCGACATCAGAATCTATTGATGATGGATTTACCCAATATCCAGAGCATAAAAATTCTGGTTCGACTGAACAATCATATTCTAAAGTTTCCTCATTCAACACATAGCATGGACCCATTGGTTCCCCGGCAAATGCACTTGTGTTTGATATCAATCGTGATGTTATTGTTGTTGTTCCACAATCAATTCCAGTTATTCCCGAAACAATTTCTTTACCACACGCTTTATATTGATTGAATGTAGTATCGGTATAAGGATCTGGTGAGCCAGATTCAATTAAAGCAAGATTTGCACATTCTCTTTGATTACAAACATTTTGACAAGTAACTCCAATTGGTTGTCCTTCTTCGACTAAAAACGAACAACATGCATTTGGTATTCTGACATCTATTGTTTTATTGAGTCCATCTATAATTACTTCTTTTTTACAAATATTATAGTCAGATGCAGTTTTACTCCAATTTCCACCAATTCGATCACACTCACATTTTGTTATGTTATCTCTAATTCCAAAATTAGCTTGAAAATATGGTTTACTTTCTGAATAAGGAAGAT